AATAGATTTTTTCAATTTCTTAACCTCCAAAAGTCAGGCTTAACGTCACTGTGGACGATTAGTAAACCTTATTAAGCGAACCAAATACCACTTCAAGTACGTAATATTTATCTTTAGGGATGCCGAACGCTTGAGCAAAATCATAGTAAGTTTCATACCAAATGTCGTTTTCCATGCAGTAAAGGGAGAGCAGATTAATCGCAAAACGATTAGCTGAGAACTCTCCTTTTTCCATTCCTAGATAAGCAAGTTTGTAATACTCGGGAACTTCTTCCACAACATGACCGATTTCATGTGCCAGCATGAAAGGCCGCTCGTTAACTTTATAGTAGTTCGCATTAAAAATTATTAGTTTAGGATTATGCCAGCTGTCGCTTGGAGCGGTTTCTGGCAATTTCTTTTGATAAACCACGCCAATACCATGCTCCATGCAGTAATTCATTAACCAAGTTATTACTTCGTTCATTATTAATCCTTCTTAAGACTATCAGGATGGTCTTTTACATATTGCTCAGCTAGGGCACGGTACATTCCTTTTAAGTCGTCAGGAATTTTACCACCGTACGGCATGTCTAGGTCTTGCCAGGTAAGAGTGTGTGAATCCTCTGAATCATTATTAGGATTTGGGTTATCAGTTAATCCGTTTAAATAATCAGTAGTAGTATTCAAAACCTCAGCAACAGCTTTCAAGCTTTCACTATTTGGTTTTTTCTTTTTCCAACTGTAAATAAGGTTTTTACCTAATCCTGCAGCTGTTGCGACCTCCTGCAAATTTGAAAAATGGCGTTGCTTGGCCAATTCTTTAATTCTGTCAAAAATCATTATGTAAGCACCTCAAAAAGCACTTGCAAAAATAAATTAATTCTTTTGAATAAAAATATTGACATTTTTATTCTTTGGAATTATTATAATTTTTGTAAGTTAAATCAATAGAAAAAAACAACTAAAGAAACATAGCAATTTTAATGGTTGGGGAACTATTTAAATGCTTTATTTCTTACACTATTATTTTATTTCAAAGAATAAATAATGCAAGCTTTTATCTATGTTTTTATCTTACTAAATAAATATGAAAGAAGGTGAGATAAATGTATAAATTTTATTTATGTGGAATGGAACCTAAAAAGTGGAACTCAATGTCTGAAAAAGATAAAGAAGATTTTATTGAATTAGCAAATGATCTGGCTGACTTTGCTTTTAAAGATGCTTATCAAAAAGACACATTAAAAAAGATCAGCTCTGAAGATTTACTCCAAGAACTGATCAATAGAAAAGTGTTAACTCAAATTCCGGTTGGCCTTTATAAAGAATTTGAATTGAAACACAAATACAAAAACAGGGATAAGCCTATTCAGTGTGATGCTGTGTTTGTTCTAAATAAGCATCGAAAAGATTCTTAGCAGGCTCCTGAATCAAATCATCATCGGGTAAATAAGTAGACAATGCTACCCAAGAATCAATTTCTACAGGGAAATTGCTATCACGCTGAATGTCCTCAACTAAATCTCCTTCAGGAGTATTTAAAGGCTCTAAGGTATTAACCCATTCATAAAAACTCATATAAATTCACCTCCTAATTATGAGATGAATCTAGTTTACCAAATATAGAAAGGAAGTGATCATATGCCATCAACAATGCCAGGCCGAGAGCTGGTTCAAAATTTTCTTAAGGATAATGATATTAAGATTACTGACTTAGCTAAGATGTATAAGCTTTCAAACCAAGACGCACGTGACTACGTCTCAGGTCGCAAGACTAATCCTGCAGCTAATCGATTCATCTTAACAGTCATTAGTGATTTTAATCTTAGATAGAAAGGAGCATTAACAATGCAAGAATTAATCAAAGTTCAAGTTCACAATGATCGACAACTTGTTTCAGCAAGGGACCTACATGAAGGATTAGGACTTAAAAAGAAGTTTACAGATTGGTGGAAACAAAATAGTAAAGATTTTGAAGAAAACGTGGATTATACGACTTCACCTAAAAGTCACGTCGTTCAAAGTGGCAATGGAACGGTAAGAAGATACGATGACTACGCCTTGACTATTGATATGGCAAAACAACTCTGTCTCATGAGCCGTACTGAAAAAGGTAAGCAATACCGCAAGTACTTAATTGAAGTTGAACGCAAGTGGAATAATCCACAAGAGATTGTCAAACGTGGCTATGCAATTCTTCAAAATGAAAACACCAGATTGAAGCTGGAGAACAAGCAAATGAAGCCTAAAGCTTTGTTTGCAGATGCAGTTGCTACAAGTAAAAATGATATTTTAATTGGTCAATTAGCTAAGATTCTACGGCAAAACGGTTATGAAACAGGACAAAACAGACTGCTTAAATGGCTACGTGAACATCACTATCTTTGCTCTAAAGGGCTCAAATACAATCAACCAACTCAAAAAGCGATGGAACTCGGTTTATTCAGAGTCAAAGAAAGAACAGTTAACAACCCAGATGGCAGTTCACGAATTACTGTTACTACAAAAGTTACAGGCAAAGGTCAGCAATATTTCATTAATAGGCTCTTAAGTTCTGAGCCCACTCAACTATCTCTAGAGATTGAAGGTGTATAAGTATGCAAGTCACAATTCCTGAAAGAGTAATCGCTAGAGCAATTCAACAACAGTACTTTAATAAAACTGAAGCAGCTAACTATTGCGGTGTGAGCAAGTCAACCTTTAGAAATTGGCTACTGAATTACAGTGATGAATTAATTCCTTCAAGTGTGGATGGTCAGCTGCTCTTTAGCAAAGAAACACTTGCAGATTTTATGAAAGGACATGAGATGAAATGAACAAAAACTACTATCGTGAGTTCAACAAGCCAATTCGTAAGAACGATTTAGATGATAAGCTTTTAAACATTTTTATCAGTGTAGTGATTTTAGCCTTGAGTCTTTTGTCTTATGGCTTTTGGGACGCAGTTTTTCAATGGATTTCTTAAAGGAGCAAAAATGGAACTTAGCAAGGAAACCAAGGATAAGTTATGGGCAGCTACTGATTTAGTAACTACTATTTATGACTTAAACAAAAAGAGAACTACCAACCGTGATGTGGTAGTTCTCAAGTAAATAATCAAAGGACAGTATAACACATGAAAGCAAAATCAGAAAAAGAGTTAAGAAAAGAACTTCAATTTATCCGTAATCAAAGAGCGGATGAAGAACTCAAGGGACAAGATGTAATCGTTTGTTATTACGGTGATGAACGCTGCACGATTGGTCAGGATGAGAAATTTAGTACTTGTCGTGATTTCATTATTTGGGCCATTATCCAAGAACCTGAGGTAGCTGCAGAAGACATGGGCTTTGACTCAACCACAGAGATGTATGCGTGGATGTTTGAAAATGGCACTGACAATCACGAAATTAAGCAATTAGTCCTAGACTACTATGACGGAAAGGATATGCAAGATGAATAAAGATCTAAAAGACTTTCAAGATTGGATTAAAAAAATGCAAGATGATGCTGATGACTGGGTAATTTATCTGGTCTATCAATCCAAAAAAAATGGCAAAACTTATTCAGGTGCAATGCGGTGGCTGAGTAAGAATAAGCCAGAATTGCCAGGTAAATTTACTGCTGCACCAAGTGAAACGGTAGCAAACGTTGTCCGGTCGATTTTTGAAGAAGCAATTGTCAAAGTAAAAAACGAAGGATTAGATAGAAAGGTCGACGACGATGATTGATCAAGATTGGTTAAAAGAAAGTATCAAGCAAGAAGCACAATTAAAGTTTGCTGCTAGATGGGAAAATGCAGAGTTTGATTCGTCTGAAGCAAGACAAGCCTTTCAAGCAATTAAAAATACTGATGAATGGGAAACGTTCAAGAAAGTAATGACTAAAGCATATGAAAAAACAATTACTAGTAATGTCCTTAATCAGCTTCAAGGACTAACAGATTTAATTCATGAAGCAGGTGAAGAATAATGCCGGCATTTAAATGGAGCGATAAAAAAAAGCCTAATTATAGATGGCTTGTCTACGGTATTGCCGGTGTTGGTAAAACAACATTGAGTAAATATCTTAAAGGAAAAACTTACTTGCTTAGCTTAGATAAAAGCTTTGAAAGAGTGAAATTTTGGCAAGGTAATGATGACATTTGGGTTTTAGACCCAGACAATCCAATTGAAGACCTCAGTGACTTCTACAATTTCTTTAAGCCTAGCGACTATGACAATCTCGTTATCGATAATATCAGTAGTTTGCAGAAATTGTTCTTTGTTGAAAAAGCTAAAGAAACCAAAACGGGATTAGCTAATAAGATTTCTGACTACAACGAATGGAATACATATTTAATTAGATTTATCGCTAGCGTTTTTAAATGGAACATCGATATCTTAGTCACGGCTTGGGAAGCACAAAACAATGTTACTGATCCTAGTGGTCAAGCATTTATGCAATACGGCCCAGACATTCGGGACAATCCAAGGGATTATTTAATGGGCAGTTGTGATGTAGTTGCTCGTATGATCCAGAAACCACAGTCAGGAGAGCGTGGATTAATCATGCAGGGCAGTATTGATACTTACGCTAAGAACCGCTTAGACGACCGACCAGGGTGCAAAGCAGAAGACTTTTTCAAATTTAAAAAGACAGATCTTGAAAAAGCAGTAGATAAAGTTAAGGAGAAAAAATAATGTTTAGTGAAAATGTAAATGAAAAGTTGAAGTTAGATAAGGAAATGGAAGACAAAGTAAGTGCAACGTGCATGGATATTCTTAACGGCAGAACTAAACATTTCATTATTGTCGGTTTAAACGATGATGGCAGCCAAATTCAAATACATCATGGGCATGGTATCGTGCTAGCTGGTCTTGTCAGAAACATTCAACGAGAAATCGATCAAGAAAATGATCATGCCAGAAATGCCAATGAGATCATCAAAACGATGAAAAATATTCATGATCTAAAAGATGATGATTAATGTTTCAACTATTTAATTATCAGCAAGACTTAGTTAATAAGGCTAGAAATGCTCTAGCAGCTGGAAATCAAGGCGTTTTAATTGTTAGCCCTCCAGGATCAGGTAAGTCAGTAGTAATCAGTGAAATTGCTAGATTAACAGTAAAAAAAGGTGGACATGTATTATTCTTTGTCCATCGCCAAGAACTAGTAAAGCAGATCAAAGATTCTTTCAAGCAGCAAGGCGTTGATTTAAATCATTGCACAATTATGACCGTTGGCAAAGTAGCTAACAGATTACAAATACTTCCAAAACCTAATTTAATAATTGTAGATGAGTCACAGCACTCAAGAGCTAAAACTTATTTGAAAATCTTTGGTTACTATAATGATGTCCCTAGACTTGGTTTTACTGGAAGTCCTTGGCGATTATCCGGCAAAGGATTTAAAGATATCTATTCAGCGATGGTTGAAGGCCCAACAACTAAATGGCTAATTGAGCATCATAAATTAGCACCATTTACTGTATATGGCTATCAACTAGGCGATAAAAACTTGCTTAAAAAATCTAGTACTGGCGATTATACCAGCAAGTCGATGGACGACTTTACTAAAAGCATTATTCATGGTGACATTGTTAAATCTTGGCTTAAATTCGCTAAAGATCGTAAAACAATAATTTATTGTCACTCAACGAGCTTCAGCAAAATTGTAGCTCAAGAATTTAGAAATGCTGGAATTAATGCCGTTCATGTGGACGCTAAAACGCCCTCTCAGAAAAGAGAAAACATCATGGGCAGTTTTAAGCAAGGAAAGATAAAAGTCCTCTGTAACGTGGACTTGGTGTCTGAGGGCTTTAATGTGCCGGACTGTTCATGTGTAGTTTTACTTAGACCTACTGAAAGTCTTGTAGTTTATTTACAGCAGTCAATGAGAGCGATGAGATATCAGCCTCATAAACATGCAATCATTATTGATCAAGTTGGAAATTTTGAACGCTTTGGTTTACCTGACACTGACTATAAATGGAGTTTGGATGATCGCTCTAAACATCCACACAGAGAGGGTCAAAGTGCTGATGGACCGGCAATAAAAACTTGTCCAGATTGCTTCGGTGTAATTAGAGCTGAATTGGTCACTTGTCCTTTATGTGGTCATGATTTTTCTGCAGAAATTAGAGAAATTAAGCAGAAGAAAGAACAAGAATTGCAGGCGATTAAAGCACAACAAATACATATCAACTATATCTCTACTAAAAAGCCTGAAGAATTAACCAGCTTTAGAGATTTAGCAATTTACGGGAAAATGCACAATTATAAGCCAGGTTGGGCCTGGTATCAAGCTAAGAAGAGAGGATTTATTAAGAAATGAATCAAATTTTAGAAAGCACGTATTTAAAGAACCCTGAAAAGTGGCAAAAAGAAGCCAACTTACAGGGTGGTCTTGAAATTTGTGATAGCGATACTGGTTGGCCAATCGGCGTATTAAAACCAGACGGTATTCAATATTACTAATAAACAAAGGAGAACTAAAAAAATGGCAGGATTTTTAAACGTAGATTACAAGAAGGCAGTAGATACTTCAATTTTACCCGCAGGGACTTATGAAATGGGCATCAACTCAGTTCAAGGTGATGGTTCAAAGAACGGTCATGAATGTATGGTATTCGATATGATCGTTCGTAAGGACTTAGATAAAGTGCCAGAATTAGCTAAAACCAATGCTAAGCATCATGGTCAGCATTTATTCGTAAGAGTATGGACTGCTAAAGATGCAAATGGCAATGATACTGGTGCTTACAAGCAATCAGATTTAAATTACATTGCTAAAGCGGTTGGTATTCCTGATGGTGCTGATGTCAAAACCCAAGATGATTTTATGAAAATGTGTGAAAACAGAACCGCTAGAGTACAAGTTGGCGTTAATGAAAATGAATACAAAGGTGAAAAGCGTAAGCAAAACAGCTGTTTTGTAAATACTTGGAAACCAACTAAGTACCCACTTCAAAGCTCTCAACCAAAAGAAGACCCATTCAAGGGCAATGCAGGTAGCGACACTGAAATTAATGATAATGATTTACCATTTTAAGGATGATTTAGATGGCTAAATTTACAGATTATTCATCGATTCCTGATGAATTATTAAATCTCAAGCAATGGGGGCTGTTTCAATTGAAATGGCTCCCAGAGCGAGAAAAATACACGAAAATTCCTAAAAATCCTTATAACTTTGGTGCAGGTAAGTCTAATGACCAACGTACTTGGTCGGACTTTGAGACTGCATTGAGAGCTTTAAAAAAATATCCTCAAGCAGATGGTTTAGCCTTTTACTTTGCTAATGGCTTTGTAGGACTAGATGTCGATCACATTGATTCCGACCTTGCAGACTATGAAGAGGGTGACACTGATCCAAACAATTTAGTTAATCACTTTAAGTCATTAACTCATAATTCCTACATGGAAATCAGTCAATCCGGTAAAGGCCTACATGTGATTTTTAAAGGCAAAATTCCAGGCAAATATAGAAGACATGGCAACTATGAAATGTATGAATCGGGTCGTTTCTTTGCTTTGACTGGAAATACAATTGGCAAGCCAATAATTAAATCACTTGATAAACCAGCAATGACTAAGCTGTATGAGTTTTGTTTTGGCAAAGACAAAGTTACACCATTGCATCCCGAAAATACTGATGATGAAGCAATTGATTTGCCAATTTCTGAAATTATCAAGCGTGCTGAAGATTCACCTAGTTCTGGCAAGCGATTCACGATGTTCATGCAAGGAGGTTGGGAGCAATTCTATAATTCTCAGTCTGAAGCTGATATGGCGTTTGCCAATGACTTAGCTTTCTGGTGTGGGCGCGACATCCACAAGATGGATCAGATTTTCAGAAATTCAAGTTTGATCCGTGATAAATGGGATCGTCAAGACGGTGCTACTACTTATGGTCAGCGAACACTTCAAAAAGCAATCAATGAAACACCTAATGTATATAATCCTAGTTCTGAAAATACTGGAAACTATATTTTCAGTTTCAACGAGAAAAAACAAAAACCTAAGCACTACACCCAGGATGATATGGGGATGGCGCAGAGATTTATCGATAAGTATGGCAAAAATTTCTTGTATTCGTATGTTGATAAGGAATGGTACATCTACAATGGTTCGTATTGGTCACCAGATACAAAAGGATACATTGAAACTGCTGCTGATCATGTGATTAAAGACTTAGCTAAAGATGGACCGGTAATCGATCCGTCTTTACCTGAAAAGGATCAAGACAGAATTATTAAAAATTGGAATAAATTTGTAAATCACGAACGCAGTCATAAAGCTAAAGTTGATCTAACTAAAGAGCTTCAGCACCGATTGCCTGTTACTCACTCAATGTGGAATCAAGAAGACATGTTGTTGAATACTCCAAGCGGCTATGTTGATCTTACAAATGGTAAACTACATCCACACGATATTAGTAAAATGTTTACTGCTGAAACTGGGTCAGAGTACTCAGATACAATCGACTCACCAAACTGGCGTAAATTTTTGAAACAAATTTTTCAAAATGATGAAGAAGTAATCCATTATGTTCAAAAAGCTATCGGTTATTCATTTACTGGTTCAACCAAAGAGCAAGTAATGTTCATCCCCTATGGTAATGGTCGCAATGGTAAATCGGTTCTGTTAGACACAATTCAAGATGTCGCTGGTGGTTATGCAAAAACAATGAATGTTTCATCTATTATGACTAAGTACAACTCAAATGGTGCTAACTCAGACATTGCCCGACTTGAAGGAAGTCGGATGGTTATCAGTTCTGAAGCTAACGAAGGCCAACGATTAGATGAAGGATTAGTTAAGCAACTTACTGGTGGGGATCGAATTGTGGCTCGTCAACAGTATGGTAAAGAATTTGAATATACTCCAAGCTATAAAATTTGGATGGCTACAAACCATAAGCCTTTAATTCGAGGTACTGATGAAGGTATTTGGAGAAGATTAATTTTAATTCCATTTGATTATCAGGTTCCTAAAGATAAAATTGATCGCAATCTAAAGTACAAACTTGAAGCAGAGAGCATGGGAATTCTTAATTGGATTGTTGAAGGTGCAATTATGTGGCAAGTTGAAGGTTTGCAAATACCTGAAAGGATTAAGAATGCTTCACAAAAATACCGTGAAGAAATGGATGTTTTATCTGGTTTTGTCAATGATTGCTGTGAACTCGGTCCTGGCTTCACAGCTAAGAGTGGAGAGTTATATGATTCCTACAAAAATTGGGCTGCGGATGCTAACGAATACAAGATGACTCTTACTCGTTTTGGTAAAGAAATGAATAAAAAATTTCATCGTAAAGTTAAAGACGGATACAAAGTTTATGAAGGAATTCGCATCAAACAGGATACCCGTTTTGAATGGAACTAAGTGATACATAAGTGACACTAAGTGATAGTTTGAAGTGACACTTTAAGCCTAGAGCCACAAGGCTTTAAAGCAATTTTAGTGATAGTTTTGGATTTTTTTTACTATTTATATTATTTTTTCTTTTCTTTTCTTATATAAAAGAAATATAAAGGAAACTATCACTTACTATCACTTTGCTTACAGCCCCAAGGGTTTAAGCTTGTTTCAACTATCACTTAGAACTATCACTTTTAGAAAAATGGAGTAAAAATGCAGGTAAAAATAGACTTTAAAAACGGCAATAGAACTGTTTTCAATGCAGATTGTTATGATCCGAATGATTTAGGACGTGATATTATTCAACAAATTGCAAATGGAAATCACTTCTTTTACATTAACGGATATAAAGGTGCTTGGCTTATGGTAGATATTCAATCCATACAGTCCTTAATCATCTCACGATAACTAAATTCAAACAAAACAATTGGCATTCTAGTGACGGTGCTGAAATTCACTACGATCCATTCGATTGTGGAAGTCACTTTAAGGAAAGGAGTATTTAGTATGTGTAAATACTGTGAAATTAATCCGAAAACTAAGCTAGGACGTGATTATTACAGAGATGATTATGTTGATCCAGATGAGATTAAGGAAACTGTCGGTAGTGATGGAATAGAATTCACTTACATCGATTGCAATAGTAATCCAGCCTTAATTATTTCTCATCCTGATCCTGAGTGCTTTTCTCAGGAAACTGACAAAATCTTTATAGGTAATTGTCCCTGGTGTGGGCGTAGTTTAAAGCAGGAGTGTCAAAATGAAACTAACTAAAAAGCAAGAAAAATGCCCATATTGTGGTACCGAAACGGTAAAATTGCTTCTCCTTGATGAAGCTACTAATTATGTAGCTCAGGCATATGTTGAAGACGCTATTAATACTGCAATTGCTATTGATATGGTAGTACCAAATATTAACTATGACGCTCCATCAATTCATTATCACAAAGAAATTAAGGTCAATTATTGCCCTATGTGTGGAAGAAATTTAGACAAATGATTATTGATTTATTTTACAGAGTAAAACTATTTTTTAAGCAATTATTCTGTCATCACAGTTATGTATATAAAACATCGCTGTTTAGCCTTAGCGACTATTATATTTGTACAAAATGTGAACATGTTACATATAATCGACCACCGAAGGAACTAATGAAAAGAGTTGAAGACGAATGACATCAGTTTCAAGTAGCTGCTATCTTTGCAGTACATTAAATGCTTTTCACGATGGACCGGATTTATATGCGCCAAAAATGAATAGATTTCACGTTAATCTAAATGAAATGGATGACAAGTGGTACTTAACGATTAAAGGCTTGCCTTATCCTATTAAGTATTGTCCCAATTGTGGGCGAAAATTGGATGAGAATGCAAAATATGAAGTAACTGATTGGTTATAAATGACAGCAAAACAATATTTCAATTTAACATTAATTTTAATGAACTGGTTAATAGTCTTAATTTCTTTTTGTTTTAAAAATGAAAAATTAGATTTACTTATGTTTATTTGGACCAGTATATCGTTTACATATTTAATGCTTAGTTAACAGGAGATAATAAACATGACAGGAAAAACAATTAAATTTCAAGCAACAACAAATAATTTCAAAGTTAATGGTAATAAAGTAGTTTTGCAATTAGATGCAGACCTGCTTACTCATAAGATTAACTTAAACAAGTTAAAAGACATTGCTTTTGATGGCAATGGAGTTCAAGTAAGTCTTGAGGCTGATCAACAGGAACTTATTCCTGAAGAAAACAAGGATAATAAGCCAATGCTAGTTAGGGATGACAAGTAATGAAAACTGCACTGCTTGTATTATTTGCAATTCTTTACCCTACGATAAGTGTACTGAATTTGTTTTCAGATTATAAAACCATGAAGTCTAACAACGATCTTATGAAAGAAATTCATAAAAGTAATGATTTATTTGATTCTTTATTGGAAGAAGTTCAAGCAAATAAAAAATTAACTGAAGCTGTGCAA